ATATGGTATCCATCCAAATAATTTTACTTTAGCTAGAGCAATGGCGGGAGACAAAAGTGATAATATTCCTGGTATCCAAGGTGTGGGATTAAAAACAGTAAGTAAAAATCTTCCCTTCCTTTCAGAAAGTAAATCTTACTTTTTTGAAGATTTAAGGGATTTCTGTATATCAAAAATTGAAAATAATACAAAAACCAAATTTTTTCAGAATGTTCTTGACAATTTAAGTGTGATCGAAAATAATTACAAAGGCATGCAACTCTATTCGCCAAATTTATCAGCTCAAGTAGCACAGAAAACTAGATATCATATTGAGAACTTTACTTTTGAAGTAAATCTTACACAAACGCAAGCTATGCTTCTGACCGATGGTGTTGGAGAATCTAATTTTGAAGAAATGTATAAATCGTTTCGAAGGATTGTGGTGGAAAATAAATGAAAGAAGAAAATCCAAGCTTTTCCGAATTTGGAAAACCTTTTCAAGAAAAACTAGCTTTTACTATCTTAGAAGATTCGCAGTTTGCTAATCAAATAGGGGAAGTAATAGACTATAACTTTTTTGAATTAAAATACCTTAGAGTATTTGTAAAAAATATATACAACTATAAAGAAAAATATGGCAAATACCCAAGTAAGTCAATATTTGAGATTATTCTAAGGACAGATCTGAGTAAAGAACCAGATCATCTTGCTAAACAAGTAAGATCATACTATGCGCAGTTTGTAACAAGCGGAAATACAGTAGATACAGAATATGTAAAAAACAATGCTATTGAATTTTGTAAAAAACAAAAACTAAAAGAAGCTATGATCAAGAGTGTCGAGCTTTTGAAAAGTTCTTCTTTTGAAGAAATCAGAAGCCTTGTCGATAATGCTATTAAGTTAGGGAATAATCCAGATATTGGATATTTATATGACGAACATTTTGAACAAAGATACGAAATAAAAACGCGTGAAACTGTTTCTACCGGCTGGAGTGTTATAGATGGCATGACTAGAGGTGGTTTAGCAGCTGGTGAACTAGGAGTCGTTATAGCTCCAACTGGAGCAGGTAAAACACACGTTCTTTGTCATCTTGGAGCAGCAGCAGTAAAAGAGGGAAAGACTGTAGTACACTATAGTCTAGAACTTGATGATAAAACTATTGGCAGAAGATATGACGCTGCAATCACAGGTATTCCACTAGATTCATTGTTTGCTAGAAAAGAAGATGTCTACGATCAGATTAAAGATGTAGATGGCAAGCTAGTTATCAAAGAATATCCGACTAAAAGCGCTTCGCCAGAAACATTAAGAAACCACTTGACAAAGCTTCGCGAGCGTGGTATAGATATCGGAATGATAGTCGTTGACTATGCAGATCTTTTGAGACCAATTTCTACAAGAAAAGAGAAAAGAGAAGAACTAGAAACTATTTATGAAGAACTGCGAGCGATTGCCAAAGAAAATGGTTGTCCATGCTACACAGCATCTCAGACAAATCGCTCGGGATTGAATGCAGAAGTTATTACTATGGAGAGTATCAGTGAAGCTTTCAATAAATGTTTCGTTGCAGATTTTATTTTCACTGTCTCTCGCACAATTGATGATAAAAGAACTAATACAGGCAGGATCTTTGTTGCCAAAAACCGATTCGGTATGGACGGAGTAATATGTCCTATCATGATGGATACTTCAAGCGTCTCCATCAAAGTGTTAGAACCTACTGGAGAAACTAAGCAGCAAATTGAAGAAGCTTCTGCGAAAAAACAAATGAAGAGACTGAAGCAGAAATATGGTGATTATAAAGATGAGAAGAAAAAAGAAAAGCCTACTGCTAAAAAGATAGACGAGATCACTAAAATGAATATCAAAGAATGAGGAAAATGTATGACGGATATTAAAATAGACTTGGAAAGAGATAAACTCTTTGACGAACTTGGCCTTAAAAGATTAAAAGAATCTTATATGTTAGACACAGAAAAATCTCCGCAAGAAAGGTTTGCCTTTGTCTCAGAAAAGTTTGCAACAAATCCTGAGCACGCACAAAGATTATATGATTATGCTTCAAAGCATTGGCTATCTTATTCTAC